TAGTTTCTACAGCGATTTGTTCCATAAATTTAAACGGTTGTTCAACATTGAACTGTTTTTTACAACCTAACTTAACTAACAATCCATCAACAACAAACTCCAAGTATTGTTTCATCAAATTTGAATTCATACCAATCAATGATACAGGTAATGATTCAGTAATAAATTCTTTTTCAATCTCAAGAGCCGACAATAAAATTTCTTTAATTCTTTTTTCTGTAGGTCTTTCTTGTACGTGGTTATTTAACAAATGAATCGCGAAGTCACAATGAAGATTCTCATCTTTAAAAATCAAAGAATTTGCATTACAAAGTCCCTGCATTAAACCTCTTGATTTCAACCAAAAAATTGAACAAAATGACCCTGAAAAGAATATTCCTTCAACCGCCGCAAAAGCCACTAACCTTTCTTGGAAAGAAGCGTTTTTAATCCAGTTTAAAGCCCACTCAGCCTTTTTCTTTACTGCGGGTAACCTCTCAATAGCATTAAAACATTCATCCTTTTCCTTTGGATTTGACACATAAGTGTCTATCAATAACGAATACATTAATGAATGGATGTTTTCCATCATTAATTGAAATCCGTAAAAGAATTTTGCTTCAGGGTATTGAACCTCTTTAAGGAAGTTTTCAGCTAAGTTTTCATTAACGATACCGTCTGATGCTGCAAAGAAAGACAATACATTCTTAACGAAATATTGTTCATTTTCTGAAAGGTTTTCCCAATCTCTAATATCGTTTGTTAAATCAACTTCTTCGGCAGTCCAAAAAGCCGCTTGATGTTGTTTGTAATATTCCCAAATATCATTATGTTCTATTGGGAATATTACAAATCTGTTCGGGTTTTCTATTAATATATTTTCCATTTAATTTAATTATTTTGTTGTTCTCTTTGTTTTCTTTTGTCTAATAAATCTTTGACTCTTTGTCTATTTCTTTCTTCTTGTTGTTCTTCAAGACCTAAAAATGTAACTGAACTTTCAGTATCAATTTCTAACATACCGTTATCAAATTTACAATTTTCAAAAACAACACCATCGTCACCAATTCTTGATTTGGTTATTGCTATTGTAGCTAGTTTCATTTCTTTTTGTTGTAAAGATTTTGCCACCGAAATAATAACGTGACCAACTTGTGCCTTTTTAATCGACCCACCCATTTGGTCTGTAGTTACAACATCTGATGATATTGACTGTCTATTACCTTGTGTTGCAGTCCACCCAACAATATCCAATTCGTGACACATAGCTTCAAAAGCCCTCATAACAGACCCTTCTGATTTCCATTCATCACCTAAATTCCTATCAGGAACAACACAATCGATATAGTCTAACAATACCATGTCAATCCTAACACCATCAGCAATCATTTTTCTAATTTGATTTTTAATTTGTAACATACTCATAGTGTCTGATGGTAATTTTTTCAAGATAAGTTTGTTTGGCATGGTACTTTTAATTTCTTGTACCTTAGACATAACTTCATCTTTTTTCAAAGATAACTCATCTGGGTGAATTTTTGTCCATAAGGTGAAATGTTTTCTTTGTATAATTTTTGGATTGTCTTCAAAAAATATTTGAAGTACGTTGTATCCTAAATTAAACGCGTGATTTGAAATTTTAGTCAGTAAAGTTGATTTACCGACACCTGTTGGAGCTAAAACAACACCTATTTCACCTTTAGCCAAACCACCTTTTAATAACCTATCTATACCAGGGATACCCATAGGTATTGGATGTCTATAATCTTCATTTAAAACATCATCTAAATTACTAAAAACATCAGATTGACTATCCTCTCTTTGTCCTACTTGTAAAGCCTCTCTAACTAAACTTTCTAATTTTTCATAATTCTCAAACTCACCACCATCAATAACTTTTTGTGCTTTAGTTATTGCTTTTTGTAGTTCTTGTTGTTTACAAAACTTAAGAGCCTTTTCTTGAACAAAATGATTACCCTCAAATGGGGCGTTTTTAATTTTGTTAATTGTATCAATAACAATTTTAGACGCTAATTCTTGTTGTAATTCAGATTTTGTGATTTGTTCTAAGGTGTCAAACGTTGGAGTATGCTCGTATTTTACGTAGTATTCTTTAACCATTTGAATAATGATTTTAAAATACTTGTTTTCAAAATAATTGGTTTCAATAACATCAATAATTGACCTTGCAAAATCCTTGTCAACTATGATTTGGTTTAATAATTGTAGTTGAAAACTACTTCCGAGATATTCAAAATTTTTGTTCGACGCCATACTTTTTCCTTTAATGTATTTGATAAATATTAGACACTAAGAGGAAGTCCCATGTACTCTAATGTTAAATTTTTTGTTGAGAAAATGTCAGTTAATGTCATAAGTAAATTTTTTATGTGTGGGCGTACATCCACGGTATATCTAACCTTTGGTGGGTAGATTTTAGCATTGAACTGCCTATGACAAATTGTCACGTCATTTTGTTTAATATACACGTTAAAATACTCAGGACCGTCTGTAATTGATGTCTCTAAAATCTCAGGATTTACCATAATTTCGTTGATGTGTTCCAACATATAATCACATGTTTTAGTTTTCAACTCGTCTTGAACAATCTCTGAGAATCCGCGAATAAACTCATAAAGTTCTAAAGAATTTTTAGCGTGTGGATTAAATTCCCTAACATTAAAAAATCTCTGAACAATAATGTTGTCATTCACTTTCATCAAAAACTCCAATTTTGTTGCTTCTACTTGCTCTTTCATAATCTATTTTGTTTGTTTAAATTTGCGTTTTTCTTTTCTTGTTAATTTTAAAAATGGTGTTAAAAAATATACCCAATTATCGTCTCCTTTTGGTAAAAATTTAAAGAATCCATCTTCCATCATCATCTTTATAAGATTCTTATATCCTCTACCGTCAGGGTCTAAGGTCTCACGGTAATAAAGTTCGACTAATTCTTTAGCTTCATCTGTAATAAGGGGGTTTGATAAATCAACAATCTTATCATTAATTGTAAAAAATTCTTCACCAAATATACCACTTTTTGTTTTTCCACTTAATAAATTTTGTAAAATTTTGTTTTCCTTATCTTCCTTTAAAAGGCCTTCCGCCTTGGTTAAAATATCGGAAATTGTAACCTTTTGGTCAAGTATTTCAGGAAATAATTTAATAAGTGTTTTTTCACCTAAAAAGTAAATACCATCAATGTTATCGGACTTATCACCAATAAGAATTTTACAAGTTTTAACATTATCGTGTGGTACTTCAATTTCGTGTAGTTTTATAATATCACCGTTTTTATAGAATCTTTTTGAGTTAGGTGAATATATACTAACTTTGTCAGAAATGAGTTGGGTTAAATCTTTGTCTCCCGAAAAAATTGTTTTGTTTTCATTTTCAGATATTTGACAATAATAAGCTATTAAATCATCGGCTTCATTTTTATCAACCAATACCTGCCTTACGAACATTTCTTCAAGATATTGTTTAACCCTCTCTTTCTGTTCGTTAAATGAGTCCTGTTTGAACTCATTCATATCGTTTCTACGATGTTCTTTATATTGTGGATATATTAATTTACGTGAAGAAGAGTTGCTATCACCATCCCAAAATACAACAACTTTATCAAAGTTATATTCGTCAATAAACCTTCTTATAGTGTTAAGGAAATGCCATACACCTCCAACGTGCTTTCCATTGTGATAGAAGTCTCTAACACCATGAAATCCAATCTTAAATAAATTGTTTCCGTCAACAATTAATGTTTTAATCACTATGGTTTATTTATAGTTTACTTACTCTTTTTCTTCTTTCAACTCAAAATCTGCGGATACAACACCTAAAATGTCTTTCCAATAGTCAGCGTATTCTTTTTTGTAAACTTCAATTGAAGCTTTTTCTTCAGACGCTTCTTTACCTGAAATAAACCCGTGTGGTGTTACAATAATTTTTCCGTCCTCATATCCTAACCCATTTATGTGGTTTTTTAATACGGAAATTTTTGTTCTACTTGCGAACTTAACAGTTCTTTTGTCTTTTGTTGCGGTAATCTTGGTTGTACCAGCACCCTTTTGATTTCCAAACAAAAATACTAAAGATGAATTTAACCAAATAGC